GGTTTATGCAAAGAATAAGAGAAAGAGGCAATCCAAATGATGCATCAGATAATCCAGCAGTAGTTAGAGTAGATTCTAGATGGAACTGTTTTGATGGAGACATCACAGATGGAGAGTATAACGCAAAAGAAAATACGTTACCACAGTACCCTTTAGACAATATCTTTCACTTACATTTAACCGCACTTAGTTTTCAGCCGTGGCATAGTCCATATTTGATGACTGCAAAAGCAACCCACAAAAGAAGAGATATAACAGATTATTGGTGGCAATTAGTAGATGAGGTAAGAGACCTTGAAGTTTGAGGAGCTGCTAGGCCCAGTGGGTCTTAAACGATTTAACGAAAGATACAAAGGTAAAAGACACTTTGTAATTAAGTCTGAAGATAGATTTCAAGATTACTTTAGTTGGAAAGAATTTGACAACTATTTAAATCAGTACAAAATCAGTCAATGGGATAGAACCCCACAACTACAAGTAGTTGACCATGATGGTAACAAGTGGTGCAAGAAAAAGTCACCTGAACCAAAAACTAGAGAAGATTTATTGAAAATGTGGAGAGATGGACATAGTTTTATACTGACCATCAGTGAGTTTCTTAACAAACAAATGTGGCAACAGTGCCAAGAGTTTGAGAAACATTATGGTATTGGACAAGCAAATATTTATTGCAGTGGTCAAAAAGATGCAAAAGTATTTAGTATTCATTCTGACTCTACAGATAATTTTTTATTTCATGTAAGGGGTAAGATAAGGTGGTTTATATATAATGAATTTCACCGTCCAGGAATGCCTTACAATCCTGGCTCTGCAACCTTACTCGAAAGTTTTGTCCTTGACGAAGGTGATTTACTTTACATTCCTAAGGGACAATATCATAGGGTCGAGACCCTGAGTCCAAGAATATCAATTAGTTTTCACTTTCAAGAAAGAGGAGACAAACCATTTAAAAGGAAAGATTGGTACGATTGGAAGCCGTAGGAGAACAATATGGCAGAACCAAGTAATCAGTTTTCAGGAGATATGTCACGGAACGAAGTAGAGATAGACCTTAATAAGTTTATGGAACTCGTCACCGAAAACAGTAATCTGAAAGCTGAAATATTAAAGTTAGAAAACGATAAAGAACCTGAGAATCCGTGGCAACGCTGGATTTGGCTATCTTCAATGATAGACGCTTGGAGAATCTTCCCTCGTTTATTTCTAACAGTATACATTGTACTACTCTATAAATGTACAATATGGTTTATGGATTTACCAGACCCTTCAATGGAACAATCAGGTTTGATTAGTATTGTTGTTGGTGCAGGTGCGGCTTGGTTTGGACTTTACGCTGGTACAGCAAAGGACAAAATCAATAGCAAGTAAACCATGGAGTCGATGTGGAAACACTATTGCAAGTGGGTACGTAATATAGTTTATGTACCCATTAGCATGAGGTGTCCATATTGTAAGAAATCAGAAAATAATACTTGACATATGCTTATAATTTTAGTATAATATACATATGAAAAATACAGAATACAACGAACACAAAACAGTTAATATGTGGAACTCAGAAACAAAAGAGTTTGAAACATACCATTACGGAGAGTGCAAACACTGCGGAACATCAGTACAGTCAGATACTGGCGAATGTCCTAAGTATAAGTGCTGGATTGCGTAATGAATTTATTTTATTTAGACGAAGACCTAGACAAATGCGCAGAGTATCATGTCGACAAGCACATAGTAAAGATGCCTCTCGAGGCAGCACAACTCTTATGTACTGCGATATGGATTGATGCCAAACTAGGTTTTGTACCCCGTGCGCTTGACAAGGACGAACGTGAGGTACTAAATAGTGAGAAAGCCAAGATTAAGCACCTACCGCTTGACCAGCGACCACTCACGCCCTACTTGCCGATGATGTATAATCATCCCTGCACGATATGGGTTAGGTCGAGCTTGGATAACTTTGAGTGGACTCATTGTTATGCTAACGCATTGAATGATGAGTACCACTATCGTTATGGTAAACAACACAAATCTATAGTAGAAGTAGTAAATAAACTACCTGAGCCAAAGAATATGCCCAGACTTGGATTTACAGAATTTGGACTAGCAATGCCAGATGACTTGAAAGATTATGAGAATCCGATACAAAGCTATCGGGACTACTATCATCTAGACAAAGCTACGTTCGCCGCATGGTCTCACAGAGACAAGCCTCATTGGTGGAGCGAAGACTACGCTGACTATGAGAAAAGGATAACAGCAACATGAAAATAGAAGTAAATGGCATGTCAATGGTATTTCCAGACAGCATTACAGAAGAAGAGATGCATGAAGCAATCAAGAAAAGATTAAACAATTTATACTTTACTAGACGACCTATTGTTGTTAGAAAAAGCAATGGCGAAGAATATAAATTATTAAATGGCGTAAGAATGCAAGGCAAGAGACACTCATCGTGAACTTGTCAGAATTAATAGCAGTGGCAGAGGAGCCTCCAAGAGTTATGGGAAAAGCAGAAGTAGTAAAACAAAACTTACAAGTACAACATGAAAAGGTTAGTGCTGAGATTGGCATACTAGAGAAAAAGTTAGCTGATAAAAAAGAGTACCTCGCAAAAATAGAGGGTGGAATAGATGTAGTTGATGAATTACTAAAATGATAGTAGTTGAAGACGATTTTTATCCAAACCCAGATGAGGTGCGTAAGAGCGCACTTGATATGTTTTTATACCCTGGACAAAAGGGTCATAAGAATATGTTTGCAGGTCAAAGAACTTTAGGTTCTTTTTCTACACAGAATAGACTATACTGTAAAAATAGAATGGAACAGTTAATCAATAGAAAGATAGTACAATTTCCATCAAGCAACAGTAATGCAGCCTTTACTTTAGGTAAAGAGTTTAACTCACAAGGTTTAAAGTATGATAACTGGGTTCATATGGACAAAGGTAATCATGAGAAGAAACGAAGCAAAGAACTACAGAGTCAAATGTTTGCTGCTGTTTGCTATTTATCTCCTAATGCTCCTAGAGGGCATGGGACTGCTTTGTTTAGGTCTAACAAGAATAACTCAAACTGGGTAACTCCAGAGTACACTTATAACAAAACAGTAGGTTTTAGAGGAGAGTGGCAGTACAGAGAGAAAGAAGAGTGGGAATTACATACTTATGTAGACAATCTCTACAACAGAATAGTAGTATATCCAGCAACTTACTGGCATGCCCCTTATAATGCAGGGTTTGGACATGATAAAGAAACAGGTAGACTAATACAAATATTCTTCTTTTACGCTGAGAAATCAGGAGTAGAAAAAGGATATGAACAATGTTAAGTCCTGATGGAAACAAGGTTAGAGACTTAGAGAAAAGCGTATTAAATGACCATATACTTAGGTCTGAAAAGCATTATGAAGAATTAAAAACTATTCCTATAACTAATACTTTATGGGATAGACCAGTTAATCATGCCTTCGTATATACATTATACGGGGATGAAATGTATCTGACTTATCTTAGATACTCTATAATGAGTTTAAGATTAGTTGCGCCCGACTGTAAAATCATAGTATTTGCAGAAGCAAAAATTTGGGCAAGAGCAAAACAAGAACTTAAACACTTGATGTTTGAGTATGATATAATATATGTGAATGGTACTGCAGCTTGTTATAAACAAGTCATTGCATGCCATCGTTTACTAAAAGATTATAAACAAGCAACTTTTTTAGATGCAGACTTATTCTTTTTAGGAAAGAAAGGTAGTTTAACAAGACCTTTATCTATCATAAAACATATGATAAATAATGACCCTGAGTCTTTCGTATGGGCATTCTCTAGACAAGAGAAACCAAACGTATCACATACATTTATGCACAAGAGAGGCAGGTCTAAGACTTTGCATCCACATACATATGCTTGGGATATAGAAGAAGAACTAGGTATGGAACTACAGGATTTATTAGAGACTGATACCATATGGAATATATCTTATATATTTACTTTTTCTCCTAGAGCTATACAGACAGATGCTTACAAAGCATGGGCGTTGTACACATTACTAGATAATAATCATTGTGATGAAAGTTGTTGGTACTTGTGGGGCAAGAAACATAAGTGGAAAAACTATAGTTGGTATAGAGATGTAAAAGAATATGTATCTATCAGCTCTACAACACATCAGTCTGAGAAAGACCTTCACTTGTTTCAACCTATGTTTACAGATACTTTAGAGACAAAGACCCATAGAAAGCAAGAAACTTTCATGGCAATATTAGAAATAGAAAACAAATACAGAGAGTACATTAAAGATGACAGAATACAACAACGATAAGTTTAACGAAAGAGTGGCATTGAACATGCTAAAAAATCACATACTAAAAACTTATGACAGTCACTACAGTATGAATAAAATCCAGTCAACGGAGTTCATCTTTGACGCTGGTCATGGCGAAGGCTTCTGCCTAGGCAACATTATAAAGTATGCCCAACGCTATGGAAAGAAAGATGGAAGAAACGAGCAGGACTTATTAAAGATTCTGCATTATGCAATAATTCTACTGGGGGTAGAAAATGAGAATAAAAAAACACGAACAGATTACACAAGCGAATATAACCAAGGTAATTGAGTTATTAAATCCAACGGATGGTAGTAGACCTATTACCAAGAAGGAAGCTTGTGGTATACTAAATATTGCTTACAACACAACAAGATTAAGTAATATTATAACAGAATTTAACGAGACTATGGAGTTTCGTGCAAAACGAAAAGCACAGAACAAAGGTAAGGCAGCAACACCACAAGAGATTACAACCGCAGTAGCGATGTACTTGGAAGGAGCTACAGTATCAGATATAGCCAAAGGGTTATATCGTTCTCCTGCTTTCGTAAAAGGTATCATTGATAGAATTGGAGTACCTCAGAAGCTCTCAATGACAGACTATGAAGGAAGAAGGAACGCAATGCTACCAGAGCAGTGCGTATCTGAAGAGTTTAAGCCTGAAGAAAAAGTTTGGGCAATTAGACAAAACTATCCAGCGATAGTTAATAAAGAGATTCAACCTGAATTGGCAGACGAAAGAGGGTACAAAGTGTATTTAGTAAATACAATAGAGTGTACACAAGAAGATTTAAAAGATACGTACTTTCCATATCTAAGTTTTGCAGGTAAACAATATTGCCTAGCATCTTATGAGATGGGCAGTCTAAGACATTTACGCGAGTATATGTAAAAAGGAAAATTATGGAATATTTAGTAGCTATGTGGTTAAGTGCATGGGTAATACAATTGTGGACAATATTTAGACCAATGTTTTTATCACTACCGAAAAATAATATTGTAGTTCAACATAAAATTATCACGTTCCTAGTAATGGGAGTATTAGTACTTTTCTTAGTACCTTTATTATTATTACCAATGATGAGTGATACACATAAATTAAGATTTCAGAACAGTTTTCTGAAAGGATTATTAGGAGAATAAAATGGCGTATAAAGGAAATCCTTACTACGATGCTCTAGAAGCAAAGTATATTGCAGAAAAGAAAGAAGCACTAGCAGTACTACAGACATATTTTCAAAATTCAGTAGGAATTGGGGAACACTCAGACCTGTTACCTGAGTTTGATAGATGGATTAATAAATTAGCAAGTGCAGAAGAAAATCTACAAGCACTGGAAAGTTTGTGCAAGAACTAATACTAACCTATGAAGGTAAAGATATAGCTGTAGTAAGAAACAGCTATGAGAGAGCAGTAGCTTGTTACCTTCAAGGTATGGATTGGATTGGTTTTGATATTTGGTTAGCAGAAGGCAACTTACTAGACCAAAAGAAACTATATAAAAACTGTACTTACTTTATTGATTTTAGAGACTGGAAGAATGAGTTAGAGTCATTAGACTTACATCCGAAAGATACATCAGTTATGGCGGGTCTAAATCATATATCGGACTATAAGAATTGGTATACAATGAAAAGTATAACTTTAATGTACCAGCTGTATCATGATGAGATTAATCACTTCGGATATGACTATTAAAAAATAGTTCTTGACTCATGCTCAAAATTCTTGTATAATATATTTATATTAAGGAAATAAGCAATGAGCGACAGGTATTACACACAAATGCTGGAAACCACAGGTTGGTGTCCTGGCTACCGCAGTACCTACACTCTTGCCGAATACAAACAAAACTATAAACTAAAAAGGAAAAGAACTATGGCGTGGACAGACGAAAGTAAAGAACAAGCAGTTGAAATGTATACTGCAGAAGAACCAACTCCAGAAAACAGTATGGAGATTGTTAAGATGATTGCTGAAGAATTAGGCGAGAGCCCAAATGGTGTCAGAATGATTCTAACTAAAGCAGGTGTTTATGTTAAGAAAACACCAGCAGTCAAATCAAGCAGCGGTGGAACAGGTGGCGGTAGAGTCAATGTTGCAGCAGCTCAAGATGGATTGACTAAAGCTATTGCTGATGCAGGCGAAGAAGCAGACAGTGCTATTGTAAGTAAGCTTACAGGTAAAGCAGCTGTGTATTTCACAAACCTAATCAACAAACTTAACGATTAATACCCCTGGAATGTGGGTAGTCTTAGGACTGCCCGCACTTTTTTGCATCTAACAGAAAGACCTTGCAAGACGATACCATGATTGGACGGTAATAGATATTAACCTACCAACAAGGAACGCATGAAAAAAGACGATTTTGTTAAAAAAATTGATGACGCTGGTGATGCAGTAGTCACTTACAGAAGTCAGAACAGTCGCAGAATGAAATATAATGTCTGTACTAGAGACTTCGACAATAAATACATACAGGAGAAAAGAAACAGAGCAAAGCCGAATAATAATCAAGTATTATTATTTTGTTGGGA